GCCTTGTCGAATGCTCCCAGATACAGAGTGACATCTATGTCCGACAATTTCAAGATTGACGTCGGCGTGTCTATTTCTTGAGAGCAATCTCCAGCATCAGTTGATCTAAACGTGCCTCAATTCGAGACACCTGATCCTTGAGACTGTTGCCACCATTCGGTGAAAGCTCTCGCATGATCGACTTCACCATGAATCTCATTGACGAATAGATGGCAGTCAGCACCGCAAGAACAAGCCCACCGACCGCCGTCCATTCGCCTACGCTCATTTCTGGCGACCGAAAGAAATGTCGTTAGGATTAGCCCATCTGGCGAGAACGGGAATTAATCCCGCAACAAGCCCCATCGCTAAATCTTTCGGATTCTGATTTCCTGTCATATAAACGGCTAACATTCCGGCCACTGATGATCTAGCCCATGATGCCGCTAGTGCCTTAAATTGTGTCATTTCTTTTTCTCCTTTTTTGGCTTTGCCTGTGGAAGTGGCTCGACCACTGGATATTCTCCAGCATAGGTTACGAGCTTTGGCCTAGCGAAACCAACAATCTCCTTGCCAATATAGCGAGGCTTTATCATCACCATGCCGCCGTTACGTTGATCTCCACCATCGCCGGACGTGTTGCCTTCAATGCAGAGAACGCTTGTCTGGCCTACCTTGACGACGATTCCAATGTGACTGATGCGATCAATGCCATCGTGTGGAAAGTCCATAAAGCATAAATCTCCAAGCTGCGGCTTATCTTCAATCCAGCGTCCAAGCTCTTTCATCTTATGAGCTCCAGCAGCCGTTGAAACCATTGATGGAATCTTGACGCCAGCTTGGTCAAAGCACCAATTCACAAATGAACCGCACCAAGGCAATCCATCGGCCTTTGTGAACTTGCCGTATTTGGTCAGATTGTCGCCAATCTCCACTGTGCCGACTTCAGCTAGAGCGACTTCAATGATCCGAGCAGCAGTGCCGCTAGGGAATTGATTTAGTGAGTTCATCATCATTAAGTTTTCTTATTTTCCACTGTTGAACATATTCACCATCGATTAAAATTGGAATCGTTTGGTAAGCCATTTCATCATCTGCGGTTAAGGGACTTGGAGTGTCTGCAACCGCAATCCAATTAGCAGTCGGATTCAGCAATACATCGGCTTCATATCTTGGATATTCATTTGTGTCGGCATTGATGTAAATGGTCATACTGTCACCTTTGTAACTGTCGCAGTTGATGTTGTAGCGGTATAAGTTGGCGTTGTTGCTGAATAACTTGAATTGCCAATAGTTGTGTTTTGAGTTGAACTGCTGCCGCCATAATCTGCTTCTGTAAATGAGCCAGCCGCATAAACGATATTTGTTCCGCCAAGAGAATAAGTACCTGTAAGGCTGCCATCGGTTGGCAAAGCTGCTAAGAATACATCGCCGCCGTTGGTAGCAATAGATCCAGTCACATACATAGCAGCACCATCAATGACAATGCCTTGCAAACGAATGTTATCTGCTGCACTCTTAATTGTTCGTTGCCATTGAATAACGCCTGATGAATTATATTTAACAATGAATCCACCTTCAGCAGCCGTGCCACCTGTTGCATAATAGCCAACAAAGTAAAGATAGCCGTCTGCCCCAATTACTAAAGAATTGTCTGCTGCTCTTAAAGTGCCTGTGTGTGTGAGCCTTCTATTCCATTGTTGTGTCGGTGTTGAATTATATTTGAATAAGCATGGACCACTGAAACTTAAAGAATAAACATTGTTGCTGCTATCTACTGCACCACTAATAACTGTAGAACCTGTGTTGTTTATTTGCCATGTGATAGCCCCAGCCGTAGTCATTTTGGCAATAAGATTTTCTGTGGCGCCGTAGGCATAGCCAAATACATAAGGATTGTTTGAGCTATCTAAAGCTACGGAATATATAAATTGATCATCTGCGGCTCCGCCAGTTGTTGAGAACTCTTTTTGCCAAGATATTGCCAAGGCACTATCTACTTTTAAGAGCGCACCTTTGCCGCCTGATGATGGATAAATTGGCAAATAACCAACGCTATTTGTCGAATCCCAAATTAAGCCCATTGTGCCATAAAGTCCGCCATATTCTTTCTGCGCTTGAATTGCGCCGGCAGAGTTAATTTTTACTAATAAAGCAGATTGTGCGCCGGTTGTATTGCCAAGATAGAAGTTACCTGCGCCATCGTTGGCTACTTTTCCAACGCCTAAAGATAAGCCATTGTTTAGATACTTAGAAACTGAGACTGATCCAGCAGTCGTTATCTTTTGAAATAAGCCTCCACCTGCTGCATCGTTGCCAGCGACATAAAGATCACTGTTATAGAGTGAAATTGCTCTGCCTTTTTGGTCGCCTGCTCCAGTAGTTATAGAAGCTAGAAATGAAGGAGCGGCTAAATGGCCGCTAATCTGTGAAGCCATAATTCCCAGCATTGGAGTCATTATGCAATATCTCCGAATACGATCCAAGAATTAGCAGCTAGTTTTTTACAGGTTGCGCCAGAATTAGCCACACGCAATTTAGGCGTGGCACTTGTTGCACCTGTTGAAATAACTGTTGTAGTGCCTGGAGTAACCGCTCCGATTGTTGGCTGACCTGCACCTGTAATCCAGAACACGTTGATTTCAGTACCTACTGCGAAGTTAAAGGTTGCATCGGTTGGAATGTTGAACTGCTGAGTTGCAGCGTTGTTCATTGAGAATATGTTGCCTTCATCGCCAGACGCGAATGTGTATGAGGCAGTCTTTGCAGAATACGTTGATGGAATCACATCTGGATCAATCCAAGTGAAAGCCATGTTTGTCGCTGATGTCTTTGACAAGACTTGACCAGTTGTTCCGCCTAGCAGGTATTGCAACGATGTATCGACGCCTTGTCCGAATACGTTGAAGTCTGCCGGAAGGTCAGTGACAAGATCTGTCGCAGTCGGCATGACCCAGCCGAAATAGGTTGTTGGATTAGCCATTCATTTTTCCTTTCATCATGAGACGATTGTAGCGTTTGCCCAATCTAAAGTCGGCGACACGGTATTCCATGCTTCCGTTATTGGTACATCGTTCCAGCGCATGGCTTGCAGTGAATATGCCAACGGAGACATGAGAAGAGTAATGTCAAGCTGATTGTAAGAAGCTCTGAACGTCCAGCCTTCGACAAATCCTTGAAACGTGCCGAAGGACATATTTGATGGAAGGTCATTGAGTGCGATTGGCTGACCCATAAAGACATTGATCAGAGCATTACGATCAGCATTGTCTAGCTCTGGATTAGTTAAGGCATAAGTGATGGAATCAAAGATTGGCTGCGGATAAGCTCGCAGTGCCAGATAGAACGCAGCTTGATCTTCGGCATCGTGTAAATGTCGCAAGGTCGTTGTAAAGATTTGTGATAAATCGCCATAGAGTGCAATAGAAGCCAGATCTGTGTCACTTACTTGATTAGTTGAGTTTTCGCCATAACTGATTGTTATGTCATTTCGGACATCGCCTGCCCTTGTCTTAATTGTAATGCCCTGGCCTAGAGCGTGATTGGCAGTGAGATCCGTGTAGCCGTTAGTTGCAAGGTAATTTGTGCGGTGAGTCGAATCTGCATAGGAAATAAGGCCGGAGGCGTTTTCGTATAAATAACCTAATCCGCTACTGGCGAGCGCAGCGACTAAATCGTAAATAATGATGCGATCCGATGAGCGTTGTGCCAGCTCATAATTGCCTGGCGTGTCAATCTCACCAAGTCCATTATTCTCAGCATCTTGCCATTGAACAGTCGGATCATAGGTGTTCCATTGGAGCGCGGCTGGAACCTGTTGCCATTGACTTAGTAAGACTTCTCGCAAGATTGTTTCAATCTGGTCGCCATCGAAGTCATGAGACAAGACGCCGTCTGTGAGAGCCTTCTGAAGCCTTGCAAGGGCTCCTAGAGCCGTGATGGTGACTTCTTGAGTGTAAGCGGTTGAACCTACTTGAGAAACGCTTACGGATATGTCCACGATTGAACCGCCAAAGATTGGCACATAGACTGCCGACGTGTCCTGGACTTCAATCGAGATGGTGTCATTGATTTCGTAAGGTAATGCAGCTTGATTAAAGATGATGAGATTAACCGAGCAATAGCCGGCTTGAGCTTGTTCGTAGATATTCGTGCGCCCTGATGTGATTGTCAGATTGGCCAACACTGAATCGGTTACATCAACGCCGGCGATTTCAACGCGCCAGACTGGAGCCCACTGTGTCATTAGATTGCCTGAAGTGCAGAGGCTCCGCCAGTGCCACGATAGAAGGAATCATTGAGAGCTTTGATGATTGTGCGAGCAGTACCTTCGGCATCGATTGCGCCATTGACTGTCAGATTGATTCGAGCAGCGTTCTGAGAATCTGTGAAACCACCAGCGCCTTGAGCAGCTAAACGAGCTGCATTCTGTGAATCGGTAAATCCTCCGCCTACGCGAACCGCTCCTGAAACGGCGGAAGTGACGCCAGCCGATGATGTTGTTGTAGATCCTGTTCCTGTTGAACCTAGAACACTAGGAACGGAGATTGTAGGAATGCTAGATGCTGATGTAGTTGTTGATGGGATCGTGACTTTTGGAACGCTAATTGATGGAGCTGAAATCTGTGAAACGTTAGGCAAGAATGGAATTGAGTTATAGACACGAATCAGAGCATTGATTCCAGCTACGGCTCCAGAGATTAATGCGTTCAAGCCAGAAATAACCGCGCCGATGACATTGATGATTCCGCCAGCGATTTCGCCAACAACCTTGAACGCGCCGCCTAAGACTGTCACCAGAACCGGCACGACATACTTTTGAACGAATCCGATGAATTCTGTGAAAGCTTCTTTATTCTTGTCGATTGCGTCAGTGATTGGCTTAAAGAATTGCGCGAACTTTCCAAGTGCCGGCACAACCTCATTCACAACGAATTCGACTAGTCGCTGAATAATTGGCAGAAGTTGCGCACCGACTGATTCTTTCGCTTCATCGAATGTGACTTTGAGAATCTGCAAGCGACCGGCGAACGTCTCTGCGTTAGCTGCTGCGGCTCCACCAAAGAGATCCGAAAGTCTTGTCTGCGTCTCTTCGAATGACATCGCTTTGAGCTCTGCCGAAGATAGTCCTATGCCTAACTTGCCAAGAGCTGCCGTGTTGCCGTCGTATGCCTTACCAAGTGCGTTAGCTACCGAATCCAAGCCTTTGCCCGTAGCTTGAGAAATGTCCAGCGCCAGATTGAGAAGATCCTGAGCCTTTGTGACGTCGTTTGTTGATAGCGAAAGTCGCTGCAAGGCTGGACGCAATTTATCGTCTGCCACACCGGTGGCCAGAGATGTCTTGAGAATCTGTTGTTCGACCGATGCAATCATTTCATTCGTTGCACCAGTTGCATTCTTTAACGCAGTGGCTAGACGGATTTGTGCAGCTTCATCTTCGATCGCTGCCTTAACGCCATCGACTGCAAGCTTGACTGCATAGGCTCCAGCAGCAGCTCCGGCGGCTGCGAATGCCATGCCAGCCTTCTTGCTAAATTCGCCCATCTTTGATGATGAGTTATCGACGTCTCCATTGGCTTGAGCCAGCGACTTCTTTAATTGATCTACATCAGCAAGAATCGAGAGCTTGAGTGTGCGCGATTGTCCGGCCATTTACCACTCCTTCAAGATTCGGTCGAAAGCATTTTCCCACTTGTCAATGATGTCTGGCTGGATTTCGCGTAGTGTCGGATAAATAAACCAGCCTTTGGAACCAGCGCCTTTTGAAGATTGGCCTGACCAGACTGGGAATTGCTTAAACTTGTTAGATCCGAATTCTGTACCGCCCCAGAGATCCTTTGTTGTGCCACCGCCGGAAAACTTTTGACTTACGAAGCCGAAAGAGAGCTCGCCAATCTTGGAAGATTTCGACACACGGGACCCACTGGCAATCCTGTCGGCGGCCTTGCCTCTGGTGATGGCCTTCTGCTGGATTTTGCCTTGAGCAAATTCTGCCAAAGCTGAGGATTCTCTTTTAGCTGCATCTGTAGCTTCTGCGTCCATCGCCTTGAATGCTGATGTAATGCGACGAAGATCAGCCTTGTCATAGGCAATCTCAACGTTGTCGCTCACTTTGTTTCTCCAGTATCTCGAAAGCCGTATAAATCTGCTCCGCCGTCGTCCATTCGCTCATCGGAATGCCTGTGGCTATGGCTAACTCCACAAGGATTCGATTTACGCTTCCGGCGGCGTAACTTTTGGGAGAACGTCACCGACTGTCACGTCGGCCACTGTTTCACACCAGATTTCATAGCCCTTAATTGGCTTGCCACCGGCTTCACGTTTCATCGCATTCCACGCAAGGAAGAGAAGATCAGAGATTCCAATCTTCTCCTGCGCTTGCGAGATTGTGCTGCCTGTCTTTTGTTCCCACTTAGCCCACTCTGGCGGTTGTGCGGTGTATGTGCCGAATTCGCCGTTTGTGTATTCGATGGTGATTGGTAGTCTCATTATTTGCTCCCGTTTCTCTTTCGATTAGCTGATTGTTAAGACTGGTGTTGAAGCGCAAAGCATTGACCAAGAATCTGTTTGAGCATCTGGTGCAGTGCCGCCAGCAGTTGGAGCTACTGGGAAAGCAGTGCCAGCGAATGACGCGCCAGTTGCAGTGACCAAAGTGAATGAAAGTGCAGTATTAGGAGCAGAAGTGAACGCAGTCCACATCGCTTCGAAAAGTGATGAAGCAACGCCCCAGTCTGCAAGAAGCTCGATATTGAGTGTCCATTGATCATCAATGTGCTTGTATGCCTTGCCATCGAGTGTCTGATAAGTAGTGATTACTGGCGCATTGACCAGAGTGACTGCTGTTGTCTGTGCATCGTATGCGACTGAATTCAACGTGAAGGTTATGTCGCGACCGGTGACGATTGTTGTTGGCATTTCTTTGTCTCCTTAGATTGTCTGTTGTGTGTAGTAAGTGCTGACCGCGAGATCCGCCACTAGTAGATTCGATGCGCCCACCGATTGGATTGTCGGACGTTGAACGTCTCCGACTTCGTAACCTGCTGGCATCGCTGCCATGATGCTAATGACAAGTTGCTCAAGATTGTCGAGTGCTCCGGCCGTGTTGTTATAGGCAACGGCCGCAGTGACCACAAAGTTAATTTTCACGCGTACTTGCGATTTGCCGATTGTTGTCGTTTCTAAGTAAGGCGAATCCGGAACGATTACGCAAGCTGGAGGAATGACCGCTTCTGGAGGTGAGCTATAGACGGAAGCCACGACGCCAGAAAGAGCAGTGGCCAAAGTGCCTCTGACATCAATCGCGATTGTTGTTGGTGTAGGCATCACATAGCCATTGTTGAAACGTCGATGTAATTACCTATGAGACCAATGATCCGATTTTGAAGTGAGCGCCCCATACGAAATGGCGACGGTTGAAAATCTACGCCTTCAATCTGACCACCTGGTGCGACCACGCTCTGGAATATCTCAACGCTGACGATAGTGACCGCCTGTTCGACTGCGTCGGTGTTCGCGTAGAGCGTGGCCGCGTCTGCCCCAGATAGATAAACAACGCCGCCAGGAATTACCGGACGGAATGTGATGTCATCGTTGGTGAGCGCGCATGTGAAATAGAAATATGGAGCCGGATAAGCGAAAGGTAAGTAAGGAAATGGATCATAATAATTTGATGTGACTGTCTTTGTTCCATTGAATGTATTTGGAACGCAACCTGTAATCACAACACTTTGACCAGCGACGAATGTATTTGGCTTCTGAGTGATGTAATAGGCGACATTATTTTGAAGATAAACGGCGGCGACTGAATTCTGATTGGCAGTCAATAGCGGCAGAATTACCTGCTCGGCTGAATCGATAATGCCTTCAAGATAGGC